GTCACACTTGAGACTGATTCAACACCGACTTGAAAGTTTGTGTCATAACTCGTGATATAGCCTGAATAAAGGTAATACCGGACTGAGTTGTAATCTGCCCAAATGCGGATTTTACGAAGAGGTAGAAGTTTGCCGTAATAGGGAGATGAGGTGTTTGTTGGCACCCAATCGCCGTTTGTATCCTCAAGGACAATGGTGGCACTTCCTGCTTCAAACTTGTTGAGGATTCTGTTTCTGCCTCTGCGAATTGAAGCGCGAAGGGTAATGTCAGAAACATCAACAACATCTGATGCCGTATCTGCCAGGATGCCAACGCCAAGCGGCGTTGAAGCATCACCAAGAATAAGTGGATTGCCGAAGGCAGGGCCGTTGGCAAAGTCAACTGCAACGCCAAGTGTAGGCATAGCCATTAGAGCGCCACCGCTGATTTCACAATTGCTTGGCCGTTATTTTGCCCTTGAAGCAATCCGTTTCGAATGGATGCAACTAAGTCATTTTCAGATGTAACGCTTCCTTGAACTGTCACATTCACAACAACATCGCGTGATCCAACTGCACCTGATGAAAATAAACTTCCACCTTCTGCCATTCTGAATGAACCTGCATTAAATGGTTGGGTCACAACTCCTTGTGAAATAGTAGCATTTCTTGCAACACTATCTTCTAATGTTTGAAATACAGGTGCAACATTGTCTATAAGTTTCAGGAATTCTTTGCCATTTTCACCTATAACTGAAACTCTTTCTTGTATTGCAGGAATGTTTGACAATACATTTGAACCACCACCGCCACCGCCGGCTCCACCGCCACCGCCTGGTGTTGGTGTTGTTGGCATCGTTGGTGCAAGTTTGACACCTAACGCTGCATTGTAGGCATTCAAAGCTGCAAGGGCATCACGCCAAGATTGTGCTGCCTGATTGCCAGGTGTCGGCCATAAATCTGATGGAGTTACACCCTTTGAAATCTTATCTGCATATTCTGAAACTTCTTTGCTAGTCAGTTTCCACTTGTCCATTAAAGCATTGACTTCGCTCTGATCTAGTTTTCCATCATTGATGTATTTGAAAAAGTCAAGATACATCTCTGCTTGTTGCTTGGTGATTCCCCATTGCTTTGCAAGCAGGTCAATTTCTTCTGTTGAAAGGGTTGCATCATTGACTGCAAAAACGGCGGTTGTATAAGCGACAACGGCTTCTGCGCTGATTCCCCATTTGCCGGCAAGAAGGATGACTTCTTGATCTGAAATAACTTGATCGGCAACGACTCCAAGCAAATCAACATATCGCTCAACTGCTTGATTAGCCTTCATTTGAGCATTCATGTTTTCAATGATTGCTGCAAGTCGGCGTTGCTCTTCTAGGTTATTTTGCTTCAGAAGATTCAGGCGTGCTGCTTCAAGCTGAATTGGGTCTTTTTCAGTTGTCGGCACGACACCCAATTTTGCTAAAGCCGCAAGAGTTGCTTTTGATTTTGCAAGCAATTTATCTGCTGCAATTTGCTCTTTTGTCTTTTTGGTTCCATTTGCTAAGTCAAAATTCAGACCTTTGAGATTTTTTAGGAATCCTTCTGTCTTATCGTTTAACCCATCAAATGAGAATTCTAAATCTTCGCCTGTTTGCTCAAGACCATCCATCGCACCATTTGCGCTTTTGACGGCGACATAAAGTCCGCCGAGTGTTGCTGTGAAGGCTGCAAGTCCAGCAACTCCTGCTGCGACTGAAATACCGCCTGTTGCAACCGCCTGTGCTGCTGCTGCCGCGATTGATACTGTTCTAAGTGTTTTGTATATGGCAACCAATTTGCCAATTGCTGTCACAAATGCAATCACTTTACCTGCCACAAATGTTGCGGCTAAGATTGCGCCAAGTGTGATGAACACATTCTTGTTTTTTGCAACAAATTGGAAAACTTTGAAAACTACAAAACCAAAACCAACAACAGCTTTGATTGCTGCTTGGAAGGCTGCAACAAGTTTATTGCCATTCTCATCAAGGAATTGCTGAACGGCTGGAATTACTTTTGTTGTTAAAGTTGTGAATAACTGTTCAAGCGTAGGCAAGAGTGCTGCGCCTAGTGTTTCCTTTGCTTCATCTAAAGCAATCTTCAGGCGAGTCATTCTGAATTCAAAAGTATTTGCTCGTGCTGCTGCTGCTCCTGCAAATGTTTTTGCTGTTACCTGCAAGACGGCATTGAGGTCTTTAGATTTTGTCATTGCATCTGTAATAGGAACGCCCATATTTTTCAGGGCTTTGTAATTTCCTTGCAATGCCTTTGTGACGGCACTTGTCGCTGTTCCTAAATCAACGGTGCCACCGGCTGAAACATCAAGGGCAAGACCAAGAAGTTTTTGAGCATCCGTAATTGAGCCCGTTACGCTGGCGAGTTTTCCTAGAGCCGGGCGAAGTTCATCGTCAACCACACCGAAGGTTCTTGAGATTTTGTCAATGTATTCTTCGGTTGCTGCAATTGCTGCATCGGTTGCCCCTGTTGTGTTACGCAAGGAGTTGGCAAGAAGTGCCTGTGATTTTTCATCTGCAATTGCAGCTTTGACAGAATCAATTCCGAGTTTAACCGCAAAAGCACCTACGGCAACAGTTGCAACTGCAAATGCTTTTGCAATCTTCTTTCCTGCATTAGCAAATTTGTTCTCAAGACCTTTGAGGTCTTTGACTGCTTGCTTTGAACCTTTGTCATTATAGACGGTGATTATGCGCTCGACAATTGCCACGATTTACACCTCTCTCTGATTGACAATGGAATCAACTCGTTGCTGTGCTTTTGATGATGCTTTATCAACTGCTTCACGAATTGCATTCAATGCTTTGTATCTGTTGTTATCAACTGCCCGAATGAGTGCGCGACCTTTATCTTTACCTTCACCGCGAGCAGTTGGCAAAGCACCGTGTTCTCTTTGAATCACGCCAATAAAATGTTGAGAAGCCTGTGGATTCCGTGAACGGCTTGTTCGACTTCGTGAGCGAGATGCCGCACTTCCTCGACCTGCCGTTTCAAAGATTGCTCCACCTGGGTCGCGTTGAACAACTCCATAAGTGTTGCTGAATCCTGTGCCGTTCTTTTTAGAAGTCGCGGCAGTTTGCTTGATTCCTGACTTTGCTCGTTCGGCATCGTAGGCAATGAATCCACGAGTTTGATCTTGAGCTAGTGGGCCGATTCCATTGAATCTTTTGAATCCACCTTTTTGCCATCCTGAAGGATGAATTTCACCATTGCTTGGAAGATAGCCTTTTGCCTCAACGACAATCGGTGCAAGGATGCCTCGAACTTCTTTGTTTAACTCTCTTTTGAGGTCAGGCGCGAAGCGTTCAAGAGCGATGATGTTTTCGGTCAAGCCTTGCATCACAACTTTGTAATTGATTTCCGCCATTACTTGCTTCGCGCCTTCGCTCGTTCTTTCATGTATATGACTATTGCTTCAAGTATGCCATCGGGAGCATCAAGCAAATCAATTGGAGATATGCCTGTCTCCACAGAAACTGCTGCTATTGAATAGGTCAGGCTGTCTCTGTGGATTCGGAATTTGGGTCTGTGTCCAAAGATACAGATTCTAATGTATCTAAGAAGTCAGGGCCGAATGGCTTGACAACTTTTCCGTTTGATCTAAGCGCGAGCCAACTCAAATAATAGATATGCTCTAGCTTTTGTTCTTCGCCGATTAACTTCGCAAGTCCTTTTCCATACTTTTGCTCAAAATCAACGATGATTCTTGGGCGCAACGGGAAAGTTGCATCTGTGCCATCGTTTGTTTTTACTTTTATGAATAATCCATCCATTTTGTTTCCCCCTTAGTTTTTTATGTTGTTGTCTTTGTAATTGCGCCGCTGATAGGCCAGGACACACTTGCAGTTGCTAACTCACCCACAGCACCGTTCAACGGAGTCCATTCTGACACAACTGTTGAAAAACTGTATTGAGGATTTAGAACAGTTGTTGTTCCATTGACAGGCTTGACTGCAATTGTTACTGCCGTTCCAAGCGTTGGATAGATTGTTTGCTCCACGCTTGAAGTTGCATAATCCTGATGAAATTCAAGAGTGACTGAGTTATCGGCAAGACCTGCAACACGAGTCTTTGCAGTTTGTCCGAACGCTGTGGTCTCAACGATGTCGAAAGTTGAACTCAATGAGACTGAACTGATGTGATCGCTCAAGTCGGTTGATCCAAAAAGAACATAGCAATTATTCAGAACGATTCTAGCCATTATGCAACCGCCTTAGTGATGGCACCTGTTACAGGCCAGGAAACACTTGCTGTGGCTAGTTCGCCAACGGCTCCGTTAAGTGGAGTCCATTCTGATACAACTGCCGAGCAGGTATATGAAGGATTGAATGCGCTTGTTGATGATCCATTTGGCTTCACAATTACTGTTGCAACTGTTCCAAGTAGTGGATAAATTGTTTGTTCAACTTCGCCTGTTGCGTAATCCTGATGAAATTCAAGAGTGATTGAATTGTCTGCAAGACCTGCCACGCGAGTCTTTGTTGCTGATGATGAAAATGCTGTTGTTTCTACGACATCAAATGTTGATGAGAGCGAGACTGAGCTGACTAGGTCGCTCAAATCTACTCCACCAACAGAGATGAAGGCGTTTGTAAGAACGATGCGTGCCATTAGTTGGTCACTCCTTCTGTTGCTGGTTTGATGGATGGTGATACTGCATTGCTTGCCTTGATGTGGTTTGCAGCAATGAGTGCTTCTGCGCTCACTCCTGCATCAACAAGTTCTTTGTCGGTGATTGACTCACCCTTCTTTTTGCCACAGACCTCTCGATCTGAGATGACGGTGTATGCCATTTGATTCTCCTTATCCCCAAATCGTGATTCTGTAACGATAGGAAAGAAATGTGACTCCTTGTGAATCATAAGTACCTGCTTCGGCACCTGTGACTCGCAAGGTATTTACTGTTCCCCCAAGAGTGCGATCACCTTCAATTGCTGTTTTGATAGAACTTGCGCCTGAACCTGCAAGGTATGCATCAAGTTTGTCTTGTCCAGCACGCTCTGAAAAGCGTTGCACAATCACAAGGACATCAACCTGCGCTTGGTCAAGACCGCGAGCATTATCAATGTCGAATGTGAAATCTAATTGCCCAACTACCGCACAAGGCGGAACTACTGTGTCAGGGATCAAATCATAGGCTCGTAAGCCTGTAATTGTTTGCAGTCTTGTTTTCAAACCATCTCGAACTTGACTTGGATTCATTATTTCGCCAACCCATTGTTCTTGCGGAAAGGTCGAAGTAAGGCTTCAACATCAGGATCAAGGCGTGAAGTAAGTCTGACAGTTCCAAGTTCAGGTGTTCCTGCAATACCAAATGGTGATTGTCGGCGAACAAAGATGCGCGAAGATTGAATCAAGCAAGCTGATTGCACCTCATAAGGCACCGCGCTCCAACCCCACACACCTGTGATTTTGCAAGCCTGTGGCAAATAGTAAGGCCATACATAGCGCCCGATTGCAAGGATTCTTGTGAAAGGCCACCCTCTTCGTGGGTTGTTGATGGGTTCAACCATGTAATCACTTGTTGCCCACACGGTATCCCAAAGCTGATTGAAATTGTCATCAGTTGCAATCTGTGTGATTGTGGTGATGTCATCAACATTCATTGTCCAGGGATCAAGGGCGGTGTAATACCGGGCAACAGGTGATTGTGTTGTGCCGTCTTTGTAAAAGAATCGCCCTGTGTAGTCATCAATCATTCGACTTACTGCATTGATGGCTGCTTCAAGAGCTGCATCATCTGTTGAATCGGTGATTGTCAATGCTGCCTTCAACTCGGCAAGTGTGGAATAACCGTTAGTGATCGCCACGCTTTATCCTCTTTTCTGCTTTCGGCAGGATTGCTCGTTCTAATTGTGGCTCCGCAGTTGCCGTTTCTTTCGGCTTTCTGCGAAGAAGTTTCTTTAGTCTTTCCATGCTTCGTGATGACTTTCATCTAACCAAAACGACTTTTGGTGCGGAAGTATTACTGAAGTGTTCACATGGATTGGGTAGCCAAGTGATTTGATTCTTCGTGAGAAAAGTAAGTCCTCACCAATCCATTCTCCGTTGACAGGCCCATCCCAAAACCAACACCAATCTTTGCCTTGATTTGGGTCTGCGACCTCGCGCATCTTTTCCAACACGCTTCGATGAACCATCAGACAACCTGTACCTGCTGCATCTATTTCAAAAACTGAGTTCTTGTCATATTTATACAAGGGCAAGAATCCTTGTGGTGAATCTTGAAAGATTGCAGGAACGGGTTTTGGATAAGTTTTACCTGGAACACCAAAACCTGCAAAGACTAAACCTGCAACAACAGGGCGTTCTTTGTCATGGGCGGTGTCGCATAAAGCATCAAATGCTTCAACTGAGAGTTGCTCATCGCTATCTAACATCAACAACCAATCGGAATCGGTCATTTCTAAAAATTGTTTTACAACACGATTGCGTTGCTTTGACAATAACCCTGAACCTTTGACTCGCACGAATGGGCCGAGTCTTGAACTTCTAGCTCCTGAAAGTTGAATAAGTCTGAAAGCGAAAGCGCCATTGACCATTCCTGGATCGCAAGACCCAATTGTTACTTTGTGACCTGTTTTCATGTGATTCCCCCGAATCTTAGAGGTGAAGAGTGGGTAAGTCGGGGGGAGC